ACAGAAACCGGAAAAGAAACTGGCGAAACTCAAAAGCTAGAGAAGGCTTCTGAATCCGACGCCAGATTACCTGGAAGTACCGAAAATTCTGAGTATCCATGGAATTCATCTTATATTTCAAGATCTGGTCATGAATTTAAATTTGACGATACACCAGAGGCTGAAACTGTTCGTCTTGCTCATAAGTCCGGAACATACTTTGAAGTATCTGCCGATGGTAGAAAGGTCGAACTAGTATCAGGAAATGATTATAAGTATGGAAAAGGTGGATTAACTTTAACCATAGATAAAAATGGTGATATTAAAATCGGCGGAAATCTGAGATTAGTGGTTTCCGGCGATGCACATATCGAAACAAAGGGCAATATTACCGCTACCGTAGGAGGTAGTATGGTTGCATCTGTTAACCAAAATCTGGAAGCCCATGTTAAACAAGATGCTATACTGGCTGTAGGACGAGATATGACGACATCTGTGGCTGGCAATATGACAGCTGGTGTTGGAAAGGATATGGGTGCATTTGTAGCTGGAAATATGACAACAGTAGTAGAAGGTGAAGCATACGAGGTCATTAACGGTAATAAAACCACTGTTGTCTCCGGTAAGTACGAAATCAAGGCCGGAAGCATCGATCAGACGTCAGATGAAGATTTTAAGCTTACTTCTGGTGGCAATATGTTAGCAAACTCTGGTGCTAGAATAAATATTAAATCTAGAAATAACATGAATTTAATTTCAGGAAATACAACCACAATGAAAGTCAAGAAAGACTATATTGTGGTTATCGGAGATAGCTAATGGCTAGGGCAGACAAAATCACTCAAACGCAGAAAATCATAGAAACATTCTCTGATTTTCTTACTAATTTTGACAAAAGCCCTATGACTAATGACCTTGGTCGTATTACGAATGAAAGCGCTATTAAAACACGTGTTAAAAATCTGGTTTTGACTAATCTAGGTGAACGACCGTTTAACTCGTCTATTGGGTCTAATGTCGTAAGATCCTTGTTCGAGCCATACACATCATTTACAGCTGACGATATCAAACAATCTATCAAGCACACACTAAAGTTCAATGAGCCTTCGATCCAAGTGTCTTCTGTAGATGTTATTGGAGATGAAAATCAAAATAACGTTAGAGTTAACATTGTTTTCTATATCATAAATACCCAGACATCCGTATCAATTGATGTAATCCTTAAACGAGTAAGATAAATGCCTATTGCCAATACATCGCTGAGTTTAACATCTCTTGACTTTGATGCATACAAAGACTCTTTAAAGACTTACTTAAAGACTCAGAGCGCATTCAAAGACTATGACTATGAAGGTTCGAACATGAACGTCCTTCTAGATGTTCTGTCTTTGAACACATTCAAGATGGGTTATTATCTTAATATGGTTGCGTCTGAAATGATGCTAGATTCCGCCCAGTTAAGGTCAACGATTTCTTCTCATGCCAAACAACTAAACTATCTTCCTAGATCAGTTAGATCATCTGTTGCCAAGATTGATGTAACAGTTGTAACAACGAATGCTACTTCCTTTACTATTCCAAAGGGAACACCATTTGGGGCAACTAACAACAATGGTAATTTTATGTTTACCACGGATAAATCCGTAACCGTGGCTTCTTCTAACAATACATTCGTATTCTCGGATCTTGAAATTTATGAAGGTACATATATCCAAGAATCATTTTTGATCGACTATTCCAATGAGACACAGAAATTTACTATTTCAAATCCAAATGTTGATACTAGATCTATCTCTGTTATCGTATCGGAAGACGATGGACAGGACGTAACCGAATTCCTTTTGGCTGACAGCCTATATGCACTAACACCAACTTCGAACAAGTATTTCTTGCAGACAGATATAGATGCAAAATATCAAGTAGTGTTTGGTGATAACACATTTGGAAGAACCCCGGCCGAGGGTGCAGTGGTTACGGTAGAATATAGAATTTCTGATGGGATCAAGTCAAACGGAATCAACACGTTTGGAATGAGTGCTGATTTATCATCTATTAATAACACCGAGATTATTTCGAATACGATTGAAACAGCTGAATCTTCTACTGGTGCTGCTGACCTTGAGTCAATTGAATCCATTAGATATAATGCACCTAGACATTTCCAGACGCAGGAAAGAGCTGTAACAACTGCTGATTATGAAGATTTGGTTAAGCTTAATTTCAACGATGTACAATCAGTCGGTGTCTTCGGCGGCGAAGATTCATTAGTCGCCCCGGTTTCGTACGGTAAGGTCTTTATTTCATGTACTACCTTTTCAGGTGATGCTCTAACAGAATCACGTAAAACTGACATTGCGGCTTTCTTAAAGCCAAGAACTACTATCGGAATCACGCCTATCTTAATCGATCCTGAATACGTGTACCTAACACTTATCGTTAATGCACATATCGACTTCAATGAAACTGCGCTGGTGCCAGAACAGTTAAAAACTGCTATCGCTGCAACCGTAGCCACATATAATGAAGATTATCTACAGCAGTTTAAGAAGAATTTTAGACTATCAACTCTAATGTCCTTGATTAATCTCACAGATGTTTCTATCATGTCAAATGAAATTTCTGTATACATGTACAAAAAGTTAACACCTACTATTGGAATATATAACTCGCTAGCCATGGATTTTGGTACTCCGCTAAAGCCGGGTTCCATTCTTTCAAATAGATTCCTTTCTAATAGTGTATACTACGTGTACACTGATACGATCGACGGCGTCGTTAATCCTGGGAATATCTTGTATAGATTAGAACAAGCAACAATTTCATCTACTACACAGAATTATTACGCTGCTGGTACTATTGATTACAATAAAGGAACTATCGTTATTGACTCTGAGGTTTATGACCAAATGGCAGATAGTACATTAAAGATGTTCGCTACACCTAAAAATCAGGATGTGTATTCAACCAGAAATCAGATCTTGTTAATCGATACAGCTTCAGGCGTGAATATAAATGTACTTGACGGATAAACCATGTCAATAGAAAAATTCATTTCGCCATTTATCCAGTCTCAATTCCCTGATTTTTACAAATCAGATGGTCCTAATTTTGTGGCTTTTGTCAAGGCTTATTATGAATGGTTAGAAACATCACCTAATCCGCTGTATAAGGCCAGAGAACTGTACGATATGATGGATGTGGATCGTACAGCTGAAGACTTTGTTAAGTATTTCAAGAACAAATACATGTTCTCTATTCCGCAGTCTGCTGTTGCTGATAAGAGATTATTGTCAAAACACATACTAGATTTATACCGTTCTAAGGGATCGCTACGTTCATACGAATTGCTTTTTAGACTGCTGTTCAATGAAGACGTATCTGTATACATTCCAAAGAATGATATCTTCAAGCTATCAGATAACGAATGGATTAGGCCAAAATACATCGAAGTTACCGGTCACCAGTATCTACATGAACTGATCGGTAAAAGAATCTATTCATCTTCTAAGCAATCCGATGCTGTTGTTGAAAATTACTTCGTCAAGAAGGTTAACAACAAAACCATTAATGTATTGTCGATTTCTGCAATCAACGGTATTTTTAACTATGGCGACACTATTTTTTGTGATGATTTGTATGTCAACTCAAGACAGAATTTAATCTCTGAATTTGAATACAATAATCTGATAGCAGCTGAGCAAGAAGATTATTCTTTGGCCATTACAGAAGCAACGTCTCCTATTATCATAGGTTCACTTTCTTCTGTTGGCATCATTAATGGTGGCGCGAATTTTAAGCCAGGTGAATTACTATCCGTAGCAAACAACGGCGTTGGTGGTGTAGTAAGAGTCGTAGCTGTTAGATCTGAAAATGGTAAAGTAACATTTGAATTATTAGACGGTGGATCTGGCTTCTCAATGTCGCCATCTATTACTGTTCTTCCTACTAAAGTTCTTACCATAGAAAATTTTAATGGCTCATTTTCTGCCAATGATTCGCTTTTAAAGGAACATCAAGATACCAATATCGATCCAGAATTAATCGTATACCAAACAAATGGTTCTGTTAATACGGCCATGGGTGGA